TGTCAGAGAAGTTGCAGGCAACGCTGACGGGATCGCTGGAGGACGGGAAGCTGGCGAGGCTGGAGCTGGAGCACCAGCAAAGCCTGCTGGGCCGCGCCAAGTCTGCGATTGGGCTGGGCTGACGGCTGCGGTGAAGGCCGAGGCGCGCATGGTGTCGTGCGTGTTCCATCCAGAGCCTGACGGCGAACTGTTCGACCTAGGCAGCGGTATCAATGCGCGTGTGGCGGTGGGTGAGGCTGGCTACCAACTGTCGAGCGGCGAGATTGTGAAGCTTTAACAACCAACTTGGACAATCCTGCGAGGGAATCCAGAAAGGCAGCAGATGCACCCGAAATACTGGAAGCGCAACGTACTGCGCGAGGAAGCGAACGACGGCACGACCGGATCGGCTGGTGGCGCGCTCAACGTCTATGAGGCCGCGCAGTCGTTCCCTGGCCTGTCGGACGCGGTGGACGAAGCGGCCAAGCCGGTAGATACGCAAGCAGCGCCCGCCAACGAGACGCCGGAAGCGGCTGCGGAGCGCCTTGCTACTGCGGAAGCGCAGGCGGCAGAGGACGCGGCCAAGCAGCCGGAAGGCGAGCAGGGCGGCGAACCGGCCAAGTTCACGATCAAGGTGGACGGCAAGGATGTTGAGCTGACCGCTGACGAAATGGCCGAGCACTACAAGAACGGCCTGCGCCAGAAGGACTACACGCAAAAGACGATGGCCGCTGCCGAGGAATCGAAAGCCGCCGCCGCCGAGAAGGAAAAGGCGAAAGCCGAGCGCGACAACTACGCGCAGAAGTTGCAGCACTTTGCCATTCAAGCGAATGGCGAATTGAACTCGTTGGCCGCAGGGCTGACGGAAGAACTGCTGAACAGTGACCCGGTGGAATACCTGCGGCAGGAGCGCATCTTCAAGGAAAGACAAGCGCAACTGTCACAGGCCCAGCAGGAATTGCAGCAGATTGGTCTGGAACAGAAGCAAGAGCACGAGCAAGCGGTCAAGTCCTACCAAGCGCAGCAGCTTGAAGCACTTCAAGCCAAGCTGCCGGAGTGGAAAGACCCAGCGAAGGCGAAGGCTGAGGCTGACCAAATCAAAGCGTACCTCAAGGGCGAGGACATCGGCTTCAACGATGCCGAACTTGGCTCGCTGGGCGATCATCGGATGGTGTTGATGGCTCGCAAGGCGATGCAGTACGACGCCCTGATGGCGAAAGCCAAGAGCGCGGTCAAGAAGGTAGAGAGCGCCCCGGCCAAGGTCGAAAAACCCGGCAATGGCGTGGCTCCGACCGATGGCCGCACCCGCGCTATGAAACAGTTTGCGGAATCGGGCGGTTCGATCCGTGGAGCCGCAGACGTTTTCTCTCAATTTCTGAACGGAACCACTTATACGCCGTGAGGCGTTAGGAGAAAGAAACATGGCAGCACCGACCAATACCTATACCTCGGCTTCGGCTGTTGGTAACCGCGAAGACCTCGCGAACTTCATCGACCGTATCACCCCGAGCGATACGCCGACCTATTCGATGATCCCGAAAACCAAGGCGACCGGCACCCTGCACGAGTGGCAGACCGACGCGCTGCGCGCAGCAGGCGCGAACGCGCAGGCTGAAGGCGACGACTCGACCGCGACCGCCGTCACCCCGACCGTTCGCCTGGGCAACCGCACGCAAATCCTGAAAGAAGTCGCGTCGGTCTCCGGCACGCAGGAAGCCGTGGACAAGGCTGGACGCCAGTCGGAAATGAGCTACCAGCTCGCCAAGAAGTCGGCAGAGCTGAAGCTCGACATCGAGTATGGCATCACCCGCAACAGCGTCACTGCGACCTCACCGCGTCAAATGCGTGGCCTTGTGGGCTGGGCTGGCGACAACGTGAACGGCGGTGCGGGCTACGCGGCCCCGAACTACACCACCAACGTGGCGCAGACCGATGGCACCCAACGTGCATTCACCGAAACGCTGCTGAAAGACGTTGCGCAGAAGGTGTACACCGCTGGCGGTCGTCCGACCGTGCTGATGATGGGTACCACGCAGAAGCAGTCCTTCTCCACCTTCACCGGCAACGCGACCCGCTTCAAGGACGCTGACACCTCGCTGGCCGCAACCATCGACTTCTACAAGTCGGACTTCGGCACGTTCAAGGCGGTCGTGAACCTGCAACAGCGTTCGCGTGACATCTTCCTGCTGCAACCGGACAAGCTGGCCTTCGCCGTGCTGCGTCCGTGGGATGTCACCAATCTGGCCAAGACCGGCGACGCCGACCGCAAGCAGATCGTCATCGAAGGCACGCTGGAAAACCGCAACCCGAAGGCCCACGGCCTGATCGCGGACGTGCTGTAACAGGCAAGCCGGGGCTTCGGCCCCGGTTTTCCCACCGGAGGAACCTGAATGACCATTACCGTAACTGTTACCGGCGCGAACATCACAACCGGCGCTGCCTCCGCTGCTGTGGCGATCCCGACCGACGCCAGCGGTGTCGTGGCGCGGCGCGTGCGTGTTGCTGCGACCTCTGCCGCCCATGTGCGCATCGGCACCGTGGGGCTGTCTGCCGTCGCCACCGACCTGCTGCTCCAGCCGAACGACGCTGTAAAGCTAACCGTGCCGGTGGGCTGTACCCACATCGCCGCGATTCAGGACACCTCTGCTGGCGTGGTGAACGTGGTCCCGCTGGAGGGGTGCTAAATGGCGTCCCTGCTCGGCACGAAGTGGCACCAGCACGACGGCAAACTGACCGTTGAGCGGGTGCAGAACTGCACGGCGATTGCCGAGCACACCAAGCGCCTGCACAACGAAGGCTATCACGGCTCGTCGGACATGAAGCATGCGGCCAGCATCCCGCTTGTGATTATCGAGAAGTACTGCAACGAGCAGGGCGTGAGCTTCGAGGAATTCATGGGCGATGAAACGCACATCAAGCGGGTAGTCGAGCATCCCGACAACGCCATGTTCCGAGTGTGGAAAGGCAGGCTGTAAATGCAACGATACGACGACAACCTTTCGACTCCAGGCGCATCTGGTGGACTGCTGCCGCTGTCCGGCGTATCGGTGACGATCACGGACAAGGTTACGGGCCTGCCGGTGACGGTCTACGCCAATGACGGTGTTACGGTGCTCGCGCAGCCGCTGGTGACCGACAACAACGGCGGATTTGGTTTCCGTGCTCCGGACGGCACCTATGTGCTGACTTTCTCGGGCTCGCGGATTGTGACCTTCACGCGCGAAATCGTGCTGGATGACCCGAGCGAGAATCCGTATGCAACGCGGGCCGACTTGGCATCGCTGTCCGGTGCTACGCTGATCGGCTACCAGCGTCCATTCGACGGCGCACTGATGACCGTCTCTCAGGCCATCGACGCGGCGACTGCCTCCAACTCCGCGACGATCCTCGGCACCGTGCTGGCTGGCCTGTCCACGGCGACCAATGCCGTTATCACGACCGCCGACACGATCCTGAGCGCGCTAGGCAAGCTGCAAAAGCAGATCACGGACTGGATGGCGAAGAAGGACGCCAGTGACGGCTATGCGGGCCTGACGCTCTTCAAGATCAACTTCAAGAACGCGGCCAACACGTTCACCTCGTTCCTGACCAACACGAACACGGCTGCGCGTACGTACACGTTCCCCGACAAGGACATTACGGTTGCGGGGCTGGGGGATATTCCGGCTGCAAGCCCGATGGTGCTACTGAACACGGCGACGGTCAGCTCGGCGGTAGCCTCCATCAACTTCCTGACTGCATTCAGTTCCACTTACGACGCGTATCGGATCGAAGTCGAGAGCCTGACGCTTTCCGCAAGCGCAGCGATCAACCTCCGAGTTGCACAGAGCGGCGCAGCGGTAACCACATCGTCCTATATCGCTCTAGGCCCAACCAGCGGGAATGCCAGCCTATCGACTACTCCAAATGCGTCGTATGGACTGGAGTCATCCACTGTCGATGGGGTCACGGCGACAATCGAGATTCGCAACGCCAATGAGGCGGCGAATCATACGAAACCAAAGGCGATAGGTGCTCGTGGCGTCTCCTACGGAGCAACACTTGCCAGCGGCGCAGCCGGATTCCATGGAATTTTTTCCGAAGGTCTCGTAACGGTCTCCGGCGCACTGTCCGGCTTCCAGATCTTCCCCGCGAGCGGCAACTTCACCGCTGGCACCGTGCGCGTCTTCGGCATCAAAAACACATAAGGAACGAACATGACCGTTCAAGTATGGGATGCGGCTATCGGCGGGGTGCGTGACGCCACGCCGGAGGAAGAAGCGGAGATTCTGGCGCGTGCGAACGAGCCGGCCGCTTCCGTTCCCGATGAAGTCTCGCGCCGCGCCGGTCTGCAAGCCCTGCTGCTCGAAGGCGTCACCGAAGCGATGGTGGAAGCGAAGATCGAAGAACTACTCACCAGCCCCGACAAAGAAATGGCGCTGATCGAGTTCCGCGCATCGCAGGTGTTCATCCGGCAGCGGCCACTGGTAATCCAGATCGGAACGGCGCTGGGGCTTGACCTTGACGCCTTGTTCATTCGCGCAGCTGCGCTGCCATAGGATCGCCATGGACTACGCACAGGCACGAGCACAGATCGAAACAGGCGACCTGATCGCGGTGCGCGACGTGCACGGCATCCTGGGGTGGCTGACACGCTGGTTCACGCGCAGCCCGTACACGCACGCCGGTATCGCGCTATGGCTCGCTGGTGGCCTGTACATGGCCGAACTGAACGGCGGGCGCAATCACCTTGTGCCGCTGTCGCAGTTGACCGCGTTCGATGTGTACAAGGCTCCTGATGGGCTAACGGGCATTGAAGCCGCGATCATGGAATGGCTACGCGCACCCATCGCTTACGGTTATCTGGCGTTCGTCCTGATTGGCCTGCTCGACTGGCTGCGCCTGAACGTGTTCGTTCACTGGCGGCGCATCCTCGTGTGCTCCGGCTACTGCGTGGCGATCTACGAGACGGCGGGATGGCCCGAGCATTCGCGAGTGCTGTCGCCGCGTGCACTGGCCAAGCTCCTGACATTCAAACTGAGCGTTGAAGGAACCGCATGAGCATCATCGTCCCAACCATTGCGCCATCGTCGGCCCGCGACTATCTGTGGCTGGCTGACGCCATCGGCACGTATAGCGGCAACCGCACCGACTTGGCCGACAAGGTGGCCGACTTCGTGATCCTGGCCGAGCAAAGGCTTCGTGCCGACATCGAGGCGAGGGGCGAGGAATCGACCGCATCGCCAGCCGTGACCGCAGGCGATCCAACCGTTACCCTGCCCGAAGACTTCGTACAGGCGCTTTCGGTGGCGCTGACCGGTGAAAGGCCGCTTGACTACCTGACCCCTGCGCAATTCGATGCGATGTATGCGAACGCCAGCGGCGGCACACCACGCCATTACACGACCCTTGGCGCGTACCTGATCCTTGGCCCGACGCCAGCCACGACGACGACGCTGGCCCTGAAATACCGCGCTGGCCTCCCTGCGCTGGCCGATGCGGGCGGCAGCAACTGGCTGATCCGAAAGAACGCGAACGCCTACCTTGCCGCCTGCATGGTTGAGGGCGCGATCCCGTACACCAAGAACTGGAACGACCTCCCGTATTGGGAAAAGAAATACGCCGACGCGATTGCATCGGTCAACAAGCTGAATTGGGGCAGTGCCGCAGATATGCGCGTGCGCTCCGATGTGCGCGCAGTTTAAGGAGAATTCATGGCACTGGAAAGCAGCGTCACCTACCCCGCCGACCTTGACCCGGCTGCGCCGACCGGCGCGGAACCGAAGAGTCAGGGCGACGACCATCACCGCAACGTCAAAAAGGCGGTAAAGAACGCCTTTGCGGGCTTTCTCGGTGCGGTATGCGTTACCGGCACGGACGGCGGCGCGGTCAATGCCTACACGCTGACCCCGGCCACGGCGCTGCCATCGTATAGCAGCCGCATGATCGTGCTGTTCGTGCCAACGGTGACCAATACTGGCGCGGCCACGCTGAATATCTCGGGTCTGGGCGCATCGGCCATCAAGCGGCGCGACGGCAGCGACGTGGTATCCGGCGACCTCCAGGCGGGACGGCCTTATCTGGCAATCCGTATCGGGACGGTGTTCCAACTGTCATCGGTGACGCAGAACTATATCGACCAGCTCGTTACTGCTGGTCTCGTGCCGGGCGTGAACAACCCAGCCAATGCTGGCAAGTTCTTCACCACGGATGGGACGGCCGGCTCGTGGACTGCGATCCAACTCGATGGACGCGGCTCGCCTGTCATCGACTTGGGCAACTCCGGTACTACCGACCAGACGCTTACCTACAGCGCCAGCGCCGAGGGCTGGAAGCTGAAAGCAACCGGCAATTTCAACTTTACTACGACAGGCTGGCCTGCTGGCAGGCTCGCCGGTGGCCTGCTGCGGCTGGAGAATGGCGCGGCCTTCAACATCACCACGACCAATATCGTGTGGATTCGTAGCGACGGTACTCAGACGAGTACCTTTGCCAGCGCGGGAACGACGCTGCAAGTGATCGGAACCAACCTGATCGCGCTGTTCACGCTGGGTGACGGCATCGTGTACGGGCGGGTTATCTAATGCAGCCGTGGCTGTTCGCCATGGTCGCGGGTGCGCGGGTGCGCCAGACGCGGACGTTCACGGCCAATACCACCTGGGCCGCGCCAGCATCGACGACGCGGCTGGAAAGCATCGTCGGTATAGGTACGGCTGGAACGCCAGGAACCCCGGCCTATGACGACCCGCCGATCACGAAATATCGCCAATACACAATCAAGTTCTACACCTATGCCCGCGCCGATGGTGGCGACCCATACCTGACGAACACGGTGACTTATGGCGCAACGATGGATGCGCCGGGCGAATCGACATCGTCTGTGCAAACGGCACCGATGACCGGCACGTATAGCAGCGTCACGGTGACGACTGTCGTGGGCTACGAGGCAATCAGCGTGCCGGGTGCGCACCATGACGCCGAACCGCCGACGACTGGCGCAGCCGCATCGGGCTTTGGCAAGACCTTCCCCGGTGGCGTTGGCGGGCCAGCCACGGCGGTGACATACAACCTCGTGCCAGTGACGCCCGGTGGCTCTTATAACGTTGTCGTCCCTGCGGGCGGCTCCATCACGATTACGTGGCTCCAATAATGGCGACCATTCCATTCCCACCTGTTGGCGCGCTGGGCGTCGTCAAGGATGCTGGCGCGGCTGAACTTCCGCTTAATGCGTGGACGGATGCGAAGAACGTTAGGTTTCTCGATGATGCGGCACTCCAGTTCCTCGGCCACGGCGAGGTGTACAACACGCCGTCCTTTGCGCCGCAATACCTGATGCCGGTCGGCGTGGCCGGTTCGCGCTACTGGATTTATTCCACTGCCGGAAAGGTGTTCGCAGTGTCCAACGTGTCTGGCGCGTCGGTGCATACCGACATCACGCACCTGACGCCGCGCACCGGCACCGACAATGCGTGGTCGGGCTGCGTGTTCGGCGGCGTGCCGATCCTGAACGCAGGCGACGGCAAAGCCCCGATGTATTGGGATCAGAACTTGGCGCACGATTTCATTGACCTGACCGCATGGCCCGCAAATACCTCGTGCAAGGTGCTGCGCCAGTTCAAAAGCCTGCTGGTGGCGCTGAACATCACCAAGAGCGGCGTCAACTACCCGTACATGGTGAAATGGTCTACCGAAGCCGTCCCCGGCGCGCTGCCGTCCACATGGAACGAAGCGGATGCCACACAGGACTCAGGCGAATTCGACCTCGCGGAAGGGCAAGACCCGATTATCGACGCCCTGGGCCTGCGTGATTCTCTGATCGTGTACAAGGAATCGAGCACCCACGCGCTGGACTACATCGGCGGCGCGTTCGTGCTGAAAAGCCGCAAGGTGTTCGGCATGAGCGGCCTGCTGAACATGAACTGTGCGGTTGAGTTCGACGCCTTCCACTTTGCTGTGACCGGCTCGGACATCGTGATCCATGACGGCTACAACGCCAGTTCGGTGCTAGACAAGAAGGCCCGCCGCGCCTTTTTCCAGAGTATCGACGTGGACAACGCGGGCAAGGTGTTCTGCTTCAAAAACCCGTTCGTCAACGAAATCCTCGTTGCCTACCCGTCCATCGGGGCGAGCGCCTGCGATATGGCGCTGGTCTACAACTACGTGGATAAAACGGTATCGTTCCGCTCGCTGCCGAACGTGACCCATGCCGCTACCGGCCCTGTGGATAACTCGCTGGCCGGTAACTGGAATCAGGATAACGACTCGTGGGATTCTGACCTGACCGCGTGGAACGGCCCCGACTTCACGCCTGACCGCGTGCGCGTGATGATGGGCTCGGCCAGCGTCAAGTTATACCTGCTCGATGCCTCGTCCTCGTTCGATGGCGCCATCCCTGACGCCTACCTTGAGCGCACTGGCCTGACCTTCGACGCGCCGGAGCGGATCAAGGTTGTCAGCAAGGTTCGTCCACGCATCTTCGGCAATCCTGGCGGCACCGTTACCGTGAAAATCGGCAGCGCGCCCACCCCTTACGATACGCCGACCTATACCGCGATGACCTTTACCATTGGCCAGACCAACGAACTGTCCTGCATGGTGTCGGGGCGCTATATCGCCCTGAGGATAGAAGCAGGCACGGCGTATAGCTGGCGCTTGGATGGCCTGAGCCTCGAAGTAGCCGATGGGGGCGCGCAATGAAGCCAGCTAACCCGGCAACGTACAGCCCCGGCGAGCCGCCAGCCGACCCAGCGCAGTTGCAGCGGTTTCTGCGCGAAGAGCTTGCCAAGCTGAAAGCCGCCTATGACATGCTGGCCGATGGCTTCCTGCCGGTGGTGTACGAGCCGCCGCCAAAGCCCCGCCCCGGCATGTTGCGCAATGCCGACGGCACCCTGTGGAACCCCGGCAGCGGGGCCGGTTTATATCGGTATGGGAATAACGTTTGGAACTTTCTAGGCTGACAAGGTATTACAATATGGAAATTGCCAAGTCTCGGCTAAGCACCACGCGGCAACAGTAAAAAGGAAATCTTATGGGCTTTTTATCCGGTCTGCTCGGCTTTGAAAATTCGTTCTCCAAGAATTTCACGAAGGACATTTTCCACAACCCGACCCGCCTCTTAACCGGCATTGACCCGGCATCGACTAAGGCATGGAACACGGTTCTCGGGCGCGACGACAAGCCGCTGGTCAACGTGTACGGAAGCCCCGGCGATCAGTACTACGACCAGGCGGCAGCGGATGGGGTGGATACCGGGCCCGGTCGCACCTTTCATGGCATCGCTGACAAGGTGGCGGGCTACTACGGAATGCAGGGTCTCGGGAACGTTTCGGGCGGTCTGACCACAGGCGGCTCTTCAGGAGGAGGAAACATGATGGGTGGCAATGGCTGGGGTAGCTTAATTGGTGGTGTTCTCGGTGCGATGGATTCTAACAAGCAGCCGGACAACCAGACGATCTCGAAGAAGCTCGACCCGCGCTTCGACGCCATGATGTTCGGCTCGAATGG